ACAGAGACGGACACGAACACCGAAGATTCCTCGGTTTTGGTTCTGACTCTTCACTTGAGTCGCCGATATTTCTTCCTGCTCCTCACTATCAACTGATCTGTTCGTCTTATGGCAAGAGTCTTCCAGAGGCCACGCTACATCCACCAAGCCCGCAACAAACTCTTATCCCTCGCCGTTGCTTCCGACGACCTCCCATCCATCCGCTACACGGCATCCGCACTCCACTTGCACCCAGATGCCCTCCCTTCTGCTGAGCTGGACTACCGCCAGTATGCTGAGCTGGTCTCAGGTGGCTCAGAGGTGGACGACATGCTCCCACACTACGCACAGCAGCTCGAGTCATACCTGCTAGACTCCGAGGTGGGCCGCTTGGCTCGGGGCGCGACGCTCACCCGCGGTGTGGCTGCGCTGAAGATTGCCTCTGACTTCGTCGCCACCCATAAGCACCACGCACCACGCAGAGTGTTCTGTGACGAAGAAGCAGTCTTCCGCCTGATCTCAGTGTGCCTCGCAGATGAGAGCTGCCACCGTGAGAGCAGAGAGTCCGCCGAAGCCCGCACGGCTGCCAGGCGGATCATCGACGTTCAGCTCTCCGCACAGAAGGTTGCACCCGGCGTCTGGGCCTCAGTTGCATCATCTGCCCCATTCGCCCGTGGCATCAGCCCCCAAGCTGCCAAGTTCGATGTCTGGATCCAGGCTGCTGAGTCTCTGCAGTACCGGGCCCACCCCATGTGGGTGAAGTACTGCCGGATTTGGGCACTCGAGCTGCAGAGGGTCCGGCCTCACATCCAGGCGATGATCGAGAAGGTGGAAGCGGCTGAGCCGCACGAGAGGCACAAGTTCACTGCCCTCGAGTCTGCCATCTCACACACCCATGCCAGCTGCTACAACTACTCTGGAGTACTTGTGTGCTACCTGGAGGGGGAGATGTTCGTCCTGGACAACTCAGCTGCCGACTACCTTCGCACTGTCTTCACATCCCTCCGCAACGCTGAGATCTGCTTCCTGAACTACCGCGTGACTGGTGACTCTGACCCAGTCAACCTCACCTACCCGTACAGGAGGTGCATTGAGCACATCCGCGCAATGATCTCCGACCCCAGCAAGGCGAGGTTCGTTGCCAGACACATGCACCTCGCTTACACTCGGTGGCAGAATGTTGTCGGCGAGAGCTCTGGCCGCGTCGATTGCGGGCATGCTGCGCGTGACACCAGCCTGAAAGCGGACATGGTTGCGGTGTTCCCGGCGAACACACACTGGTATGACCTCGTCATGGGATTTGACATCCCTGACCGCGCCAGAGCTGAGCTCTTCAAAATGTACCACCTCCTCCCTCCCCCCGATGTCGACCCCCTCCTCCTCCACAACGAACTGGCCAGCAAGACTGCAAAGACCAACAAGTGCAAGCCCGCTGCTATCCGGAAGTTTATAGAATTCTGTGGCGCATACGACATGTGCAGATTCATGTCGAAGCACCGGAAAGTGCCGAAGCACCACGTCACAGGCGACTACAGCTGGCGCGACTCACCGTGGGCGAAGAAGTGCCTCATTGGGAAGCTCTCCATGCCACCTGAGGCAGACTGGGGCAAGGTTGTAATCAGAGGCGAGTTCCCTTTCGACCACTCAGGCGATTTTCACATCTTCGACGCCAAGGACTCGACCCGCGTCGTTGCCAACCTGGGGAAGTACATGGACCGCAGCCGGTATGGTGAACTCTCCCAGACTGACCAAAACGAGCTCTTGAGTGCCATCTTCCGCGGCCCAGCGCTCTCCACTGGTGAGCTGATGCCCCAGTGGCGTGACCGAGTCTACAAGGGTGAGCTGACCGAGGCAGACGTCGTCATCGCTGCTGAGGCCGGCAAGGCTGAGAACACCAAGCCTGGGAAGAAGGTCCGGGAGACCCTCTCAGCTTGCGACACAGCCCGGGAGATCCTCTCAGAGGTCGACCACGCTCTGCGCCCCCTCGCTGCTCAGACTCCTGGAGTCTCCATCAGGGTTGACGCAGTCAGACACAAGCGGAAGTTCCAGACCATGGCTAATGTGCTATCCCGGTACTCCACCAGGACAGCGCTCGGCACTTCCACGGACATCTCAGGGTGGTCTCCCAACCAGCCCAGGTTGATGTTCCACTCCTGGCAAGACTACGCCCTTGGGACCACGGAGTGCCCTGACCCGAAGGCCGTCCGGAAGATCTGGGATCGGCTCACTGTTTTCGTCGACCGGCGAGGCACTAAAGCCAGCGCAAAGAGCCCTGAGGGGAACATCCAAGGCTGGCCAGCAACCTCAGACACGACCATGCACGCCCACATCCTGATCTACTGGGCGTACGAGCTCCGTCGGCGCGGGATCTTGTCCGAGAAGGAGTCAGCACTCACACTCTGCCTCATCGATGATGCTGCAGCAGTGGTTGTCCTCGATGGCTCCCCCGAAGAGGCTAAGGCCAAGGCTGATCGAGCACGGGCACTCCTCGTCACGATGTACGCAGACCTCGGGTTCGTGATGGACGAAGTGAAGAGCTTCTTCTCATCGATCAAATTCGTGTACCTCAACGAGCTATACCTCGACGGTGCACAGGTTGTCCACGCTGCCAAGACCATGATGCGCATCGACCGCGACCACGCCCGCCGGTTCGCGTCGTTGCCAGACCAGATCGGGGCCACGATGGGTGTGGCTGCCTCAGCCGCAAATCAAGGTGCCGATCCATTCATGGCGTACTGGATGGGGCTTTGGAGCTCGATGCGTCTGGCGTACTCAGTCTGCCCCGAGCTGCGTGAGCTCAACCCGTACCACCAGGCCTTCATTGCCCTGTGCCCGGCTGGGATGAATGGCCTCGGCATCAGGCCAATGACAGCGCTGTTCGCAACAGGCGCACAGGACATGCTCACTTGGTACCTCGAGATCCTACACTCGGTGCACGGGTATGGTCTCGACTACGTCGCGGACGCCATCTTGACCCAGGCTCACGGCACTGCGAGTGCGGTGTCTGCCTTCAAGACCCCCTACTCGTACTTAGTCGAGGATCACACCAGCGTCTCATCGAGAGTCAAGCAAGCTTTCCGGGAGGCCGCACGGGCCAAAGGCATGGCCGAGCCTTTCTGCAGTCTCGATGAGGTGGAGTCAGACCCAGCGTACGAGGCTGCAGTCACTGCTGTCCTCAGGGCTGGGTGCCACGAAGCCGCTTTGCTCGAGGAGGTGTCTGGCTCGATGCCCGACGCCTTTGTGGATGAGGCCATGAACCGAGTCGACAAGAGTGAGCTGATAGCATACCTGCTGGGCTCCCAGGCGATCGGGCGGCTCCGGAGGCAAGTCACTAGCTCTGACAGGCGAAACTTGCTCACACTCGTCAGCAGAGTCAGCTCCTACCCTCACACCGCGACAGCCGCAGCAGACGCCCTCGCCGCGCGGGGGTCCTTCGAGACAGCCAAGGCCATGCGCAACCAATACCTCGGCGAGTTCTGCATCATCAACCACACTTACCCGTGCCCCTTCTCCCTCCTGGCGTTCAGCGGGGTGGTCGACCCGGAGTCGGAGCGCGCCACCCGCCTCACCACAGCATCCTTCAGCACTGGGAGGTTCTTCACGACCATCGGCTCTAGGTCACGCAACCTCTACGACTCCAAGATGGACAACATTGGGTACAAGGGCTACAGGTCGGTTTCATCCAACGTCTCCGACGAGGCAAGGATCTCACTGTATAACCCGGTCAAGAAGAAGGTCGCCCAAGGTCTCGCTGCTCTCCGCTGGGCGCGGGACTCTGGTGCTCACCACGAGTCTCTCCGCGATCTGTTTCTGACTGCTTGGGCCGGTGGGGTTGACCCTCGCGTCCTGATGCTACCTGGCCGCCAGGTGGAAGTCTCAGCTAAGCGCCTCTCCTTGCGCCACTCCAAAGCTAACCACCTGGTGATGATGTTCCCTAACACCCAGGCGGCAGCCCGCATTGATGCCCAAGCGGTGACCAGGTACCAGGCCGGGCACCACCACATGCACGACATGATGGCCGTCATCACTGCCCTCCGTGCGAGCACTCTCCTCGAGGCTGCCCTGCAAGTCACGTCAGGCGTGAACGACTTCTGCTACGGGTTCTCCTTGCGCGAGGACGCCAAGGCATGGCTCACGACTCCGAGCCGCCGCGAAGTCCTGGCTGACGCCGCTGTTATAGCCCGGGTCAGAGCATTCACGTCGATCCAGTCTCCTCTGCAGGCGAGTGCGATCGCGGCCACATCCTACGACGTCATGACTGAAGTCCTGTGGACGATGACAAATGCTGGTGCAAGGGCTGCCAACAAGCTGTTCCAGGCGTACGCTGAGGGTGGCGAAGCAGGCCCCGTCGCACCAGACGTCGTCCACATGCAGCTGCAGCCGGCTGAGCAAGAGGTCATCTACTCTCGCAGGCCTGACCCCAGGGCTTTCCTGATGTTCTCAGACGTCCGTGCTGCCCCGAGCTGGACCGGGGCCGTAGCGGCAGACGACCCCCAGAAGCCACCTGCTGAGCACCCTCGAGCAGCCACGGCCGGCCTTGACGAGCACAATGCCCTGACTGTTGTTGGGCAAGGCCTGGTTGACACTACTGCAGTCCACATGGCTGAGGAGAACCCGTACGATGCTGCTCACCTCTACCAGGCTGCGAAGGGCAAGCGCGTTGTGGCCTTCATCGATGAGCACGACGATGCTGTTGAACGTGTCAAGCTTCGTGACAGTGAGGTCAGGAAGCTCGTGAAGCGTGCTGAGGAGGTGGCGCCGAGAGCTGGGCGCGCGGTGGCGATCCAGACCGTTCTCTCAGCTGCAGGCATGCCCGGCTTCAGAGTCGCGGACAGCAACGATGACATCACCCACACTGTGAAGTCTTTCATCGGCCAAGCAGGGGCCATCGAGGGCTTCATACTGAAAATCGCATCCGCGCTCTTCAAGCTCAAGGGCTCAAGCTCCGAGGAGTACTCCTCCAGGACTGTTGCTGGGGCTCTGGTCACCAAGAGAGCCATCGCGTCTGTCATCCGAGCGCAGTGGAGGTTTGCAGCTGCCAGGAAGGAGCTCTGGGCAACTGAGAAAGTGAAGACTGAGGGCGGCACGCCTGACGTCACCAGGCTCAACTACGAGTCCACGTTCTTGCGCGCAGCCGCTAAGTCGCTGATGACCACCGGGTCGCTCGACAGCTCCACCTTGTTCCTCAACATCTCTGACTCAGTCGTGAAGTCAATCAAGAACCACATCGGCGAAGGCGATGACCAAGATGAGTTCCTTGACTTGGTCGCCGACCAGGAGCTCGACGCCCCCCTTGGGTCTTCAGAGCGCGATGACCTGTGGGACCGCATCAACGCAATCCTCGTCCTGGCAGCCCAGCATGCTGACGACATCCACAGAGGTGCAATGCGGGCAGCACTTGACAGTGTCCTTGACTGGGTTGATGCTGACCTCGGCGGCGCATACAAAAAGCGCTCATTCACTGGACCGCACACCTCTTCTTCCACTGCAGCTGCCCCGGCCCCTTCCTCAGCTCCCCAACCCGCAGGCGACACTGTCTTCAACATCCCCAGGGCCACCTTGGGCACAGTAGAGCCGGTAGCTGACTGGGCTGCGTTCGCACCGCATGACCTGTTCCAGTGGGCAGTCGATGACCCGGCAGTATGCGCTACGGTGACCAGCCTCGCTGGCACTACCGACTTGTACGATGTGTACGCCTCTGTTACAGACTCTCAAGCAACCTACGACGCATGGCTCAGTGCGGTCCACGCACGCCACCCCGACCTCGCCCCTGATTACCCCGCCGTGACGATATATGACCCTCCCGCCTTCTACAGAAACCCGAACACTGAGGGGGGTGACGACGATTGGATGGAGGATTGATCACCCCTCGCCCCATACCCCTGTTACGTACTATGTTCCCCACTGGCTCTCAACTCATGCACTCCGTTCTGTACTACTATTCTCCTGGCAGTGTCCCTTATGTACCCCTTCTCTGCAAAAAACCCGTTCGTCCTATGCCGACTCAATGTGTGGAGCACGCACGGAGGCTTCGGCCTCTGTAGGCAGGAAAAAAACCTGCGCGCAGGAAAATAAGCACTCGGACACACTCCCAGTATGTTTGTTGACCTCAAAGATCAACCCTTAGGTGTCTTCGGTGTTCGTGTCCG